TGAGTTAGCAGCAGTTGTTTGACTTGCACTAAATTCATTCATAAGTTTAGTGTCTGTCATAATTTCTTTTAATTTATCTTCAACTATTTTTTTCATTTCTTCATTAGTTAAATTACTTGCATTACCTTTTACATCTACAGTATAGTTAGCGTTTAAATCAATCTGTTTTTTTTCGGGTTCTGTTGTTTTACCTTGTATAGTATTTTTTATATTTTCTAATTGACTAACAACATAATCGGTAAAATTAGTTTCACCTGGTTTAACACCAGAAACACCTTCATACTCTTTAGTAACATTTTTTCCTGTTTTTGATAACACATTTTGCATAACATCTACAGTTCCAGCACCTATATTTCGTGCTACGGTTGTTAGGTTAGTTATAAGTTCTGGTAACATAGTTGCTAAACTTACAAAATCTTTATTTACAATTGCATCAATAACTCCCTTTTCTATAGTTCCTAATGCCGGAGAAACAAGTTTATCTCTAGTACTCTCTGTTGTGACTTTTTCACTAATTTCAGACATAGTTGTTTTTCTAAATTCATTAACGGCGTTTGTTACTCTTTGTACAGCACCTGTAGATGCGATACCCATTTGAATTGATGATGTTTGTCCTTCCATTTGTGCTGAAATGTCTTGTAAAACTGATAGTTGGTCTCTAGCTATTTCTTCAGCTGTTTTATTTTGATTTGCTTGTTCTTCTTTTAACTTATCAATTTGTTCGGCAGTTAAATCTTCAACAGCAACCTCGTCTGTTCCTCCACCTTCTTTTGCAATTGTAACCATAGCTCTACCATCTTTCATTTGAGCCATGTTTGCTATTAACTGTTTGTCCTCTTCTGATGCTGCAAAACCTGGGAAACGAATTTTACTCATTTTCATTTCCAAATCAGCACTTTTTATTGACATATTTGCTAATTCGTCAGCACTCAAACCTAATTTTTCAGCAACTTCTTTAAGTTGTAGCTTAGCTCCAGGTAAAATTTCAAACCCAGAACCGTCAGCTTTCATTCTTGTAAATTGTTGTGATATTTTGACCATTTCATTTTGTAATGCCGCTGGGTCATTCATTGCCATATCCATAGCAGATAACGGGTCAAGTAATTCGCTTGACTGAACACCTAATCTTTGTAATGCCGCAGAAAATTCAATAGCTTTTTCTGGGCTCATAAGTTCATCAGCTTTAGATAATACTTTGTCCATGTTTATACCAAGCATTTGAGATTGTGCAACCATTTTTGTAAGACCTTTTATACCACCTTCAAAATTCATGGTGTTTAATTTACTAATGTTTTTTACAACACCATCAGTTACAGCTGTTACATTAACACCAACACTTTTTGCATAGTTAGCAACTTCTGCCATTCTATCTCCAACATCATTTAAATTTACGCCCACACCCTTAAATCCTTCTGCTAATTGTCCTGTATCATAGGTTGTAAGTTTTGAAGCAGCACTTATTTCAACAATACTTTCTTTTGTTAAGGTTGTATTAACTTTTAAAGTTTCTGGAATGTTTTTAATGTTTGTCATTGCTTGAGTTTCAGAAATCCCAAGTTTAATCATTTCTGGAACAGAATCTGCAATTAATCCTCTAAATTCATCAGCTCTTGCTCTTCCAACACCCATAGAATTAGCTAATTGTTGTGATTTTTCTATTAAATCATCAACACCAGAAAACATAGAACCATCACCAAAAATTCCGGCTAATTGTTGTCCTTGTGTTATTAAATCAGTTAAAGGACCACCGGTACCTAAACTAAATCCTTCTGCAGTTGTTGTTGTTGATTTCGGTACACTATAATCTTGAGACGTTGATCCTTTATTTGATTTGCTACCATCATTAACACCAACATTATAAAGACCTTCTATCTCTTTTTTTTGTTGTGTAGATAGTTTATTAACATCAAGTATATTAAACATACTTGCAGCATATTTTTTTAGTATGTCGCTAGGTACACCCATAAATCTTTTTTTAAAATAAATATTTAAGATTATGTTTTACCAATAGATAGATCTTCAAGTATTTTTTGAAGAAGAAATTTTCTAACATATGTCGGTATTGAACGGAATTCACTATATTGCATACGAAGATATTTGGCTAAGTAAAAAAATTCTTCGTTTAGATGTGGAATGTAATTAGAAGAAAGGCCGAAAAAATTCCACCCCAAAGGCGATTGTAACATCTACCTTTTCTCCAGACGGGGCTATAACTGATCTATTTAGGTCTAATTTAGGTTCATTCTCTTTCATAAATTTTCTAATGAATTTTGAATCTCCTATTGGCATATTTTGACAAAATAATGCAATCTCACCTTGATCAGTATTACCATTAAGTTCAACAATCATTTTACTTAATCTAGTTGTAACAACAGGTGCCGAATATCCTTTTGGATACATTTCAACAATATTATCTATTGTAATTGTATCTATTAAACTTAATAACTTTAGTTTTACAGTTGCTTTTGACATTGGTAGGGTGACAGTAAACAAGCCGTTTTCGTCAGGTTCAACTTTTGGTTTATTTATATTTAACTCATCCAACATAACTGTAGCATCAAATTGTTGTCTTGTTTTTGGATCTGTTGTCACAATATTATATTCTGGACCAAATGATGTGTTTCTTAAAAACAATAAAACAGCTTCAACATCGCCCTCAAGTAATTCTTCTGGTCTAATATCTGGTTCATAAATTTTACTTCTTAACAATGGAACTACAATTGCTTCATTAATTGATTTTTTTCCATCCATACTGGCTAATATATTTTCATCACTTGCTGTTAAGTAACCAACTTTAATTGATTTCTTTTTTGACTTATAGAAAATACCACCAGAAGGTAAAGGAACTATATCGTGTGGTAATGTAAAATTTTGTTGTCCGTAATTTATTAAATCTTGATCCATAATTTTAATCTTATTATTATTTTATAGTATAAAAAAACCGCATACTAATTAAAGATATACGGTTAATATTAAAAGTAAATTTTTTTTAGTAAAAATCAATAAACAAGAATACAACGATCCATACGGATACTTGAAGAAATTGTTGCAATCTCATCACCACCATATTTTAGTGCTCCACCATCATATTTTGTTAACCAAGCTCCCTCTAAAATCCATTTCTCAACAACAACACCTGTTGGGTCTAACATTTCAAGATCAACGTTTTTCTTATACCCAGCAGCATAACCCATACGACCAGTTACAGATTCAGCACAAGTTCTAATCCATTCCATTACCGCTTGAGTTGCTGAAGGACCGATTGGATCTCTAAATGTTACAGCAAGTTCAGCCCAGGTAAAGTTACCGGCAACATAAGTTTCAGTATTTAAGAAAGGAATTGCTACCGACTTAACTGTTAGGCTAGGTCTTGCCGTACTTTCAACGTACCACTCATTGATTCCCAATGATGAAGGAAATCTTAAAATCCATCTATTGTTACGTTTTGGTTCGTAAGGAATAGGCATTTTCATTAATAAATCAGCCATAATTTTATTTTTTTAAATTTTTATTTTATTTTGTTTTTATTATAAATATAGGTTGGGTAAAAAATTTTCTCTTTACTTTCGTTTTTTATCAAATATTCTTCTATTATATATTAACTTAATATATTAATTAATATAATCTTTTTTTACCTCCTGCTGTTAAATAAGTTTTTAATATATTATCATCTTTTTTATCAAAATGTTTTTTCATACTTTCTATATTTCTTACATCATCATCTGAAAATCCAATAAAAGGTGTAAAATAATTTCCTATTTTATTTTTCATAAATGCTTTTTTCTGTAGTTGGTGTGACATTCTTTTAACATATCTTATAAACTCCTCCATTGCATCAATTTTTCCTTGTTCAGGATTTGTTGCCGATCCTTCTCCGAACGAAACTGGATGGAATCTACACATATCTAAATAACTTTTAATAAGTTCGTCATTTGACATATCATCTTCATCTGCAAGATTTCTATATTTTTTTAAATTTTTAACAAGTTCAGTTGAACTTAATCCATATTTGTTGTTTTTAATTAATCTATATACAGCTTCTTTTAATATTGAAGGTGTATGTCCTCTTGCTGTAACGATCGCAAAAATTGACCCTTTATTAATTGCTTCCACAAAATCATCCCAGGCCGGTCCTATTGGTGCTTTCATTGAGTCCTCTAAAAATTTTTTATCTCCGGTAACTCTAAAATCTCTAAATGGCTCTTCATCAAAACCTACAATAGTATGTCCTTCATAGTTAAAATCTTCTTTTCCAATTTCAGTTCTATATTCTGCAAAATCTTCAGTTGACATCCCAACACTTCTACCTTTATCATCTTTTAAATAAATTTTTGTTGGCATATACATAAGATTATCATCCCAATCAAAAGCGTAGTACTTCATTGTTGGTTTAATTTGATCTTGTATTATTTCAGAAATAATATCTTTAACGACTTTTTTATAATACATATTAATAAATATTATGTTTACTAAAAAAGGGGAACAAAAGTTCCCCTTATATTAGATTTAAAATTTATTATATGTTTTCAAATGAAGCTCCCGTTGGAGTAATAAAGAATGTGATGTCAATAAATTCTAATGATCTAGTTGGTTTAATATATATTTTACCAGTCATTTGATTTCTATCAATATCTTCAGGACTTGATGAAACGGTAACCCTAAAGTC